TCGACACCCGATTGGATTACAAAATGAAAATCTAGGGGGCATTTGTTGTTTTTGGAAATCCGAATACGAAGCAGTCAACGGATTTCCAAATTATTGGGGGTGGGGAATGGAAGATGTCACCTTGTTCTACCGACTTAAAAAATTACATATCAAAATAGACGAACAACGTATTGTTGATTTGAATGATACGACAAAGTGTATTTGTCCCATTCATACAAGGAATGTCGTCAAAGAAGAATTATGTGCGAAAGAAAATGCGGAGCTTCATCACGAAGAAATGAAATTAGGACAAAGCAAAAATGGATTATCTAGTATTCATTATACTATATTATCAACACTTGCCTATGCACCTCTCTTTACATTATTAAATGTAGATTTTACCATAACAAATTAAAAATTGTAATAATCATATTATTCACGTTTTTAATGTTCTAGGAAGCCTGATTCAACCAAGGAATGGGTCCGCCATCTGTGCCTGACAAGCAAGCAGCACGTCCACCCTCCTTGCACGTCTTACCAGGAATGCGATAGAGCCAATCCGCAAAAGATCCCTGATCGTTGGGAACGGTGGTTGAAGGCTGTGTCACAAATTGGCGCTGACTCTGATTTTTTCCAAAGACATCAGTGGGATCCGAAAACCACTGAACACGGAAATAATCATCAATGGTCTGTTTTACTGATGGCTGATTAATAGGCGCGGCTTCAGGACGACTTGGATTGTATTTCATTTCATCCAATAACACATTCATAAATGGATTACGTGATGTAGGGAGTGTTCTATCAGGAAGAGCCTCCCCTGCGTAAGGGAAGGCATCTACTTCCACGACACCTGAGGGACCTGAGGGACCATATGGTTGCACACTTCCTACAGATGATCCACCGTTCACGAAATGTTCTGTTACTTCTTCAAAGTGTTCTTTTATGGGTGCTTCAAAGCCTGTGGGTTGTACGATCGTTTCAAAGGGTAGGGAACGATATACATTTGGTGGGGGTGCGGATTGAGGCGATAATATCATAATCGTTGCGGCGGTGATGCCACCAAATAGCAATCCGACAAATAGAGCAGGTAATCCGCCTAATGCACTCGCAATGAGTCCTAGACAGAAAGAGAGAAGTAAGATTCTCGTGACAAAGTTCCATGTGGAATGTGTGCAGGTGGGTTGATATTGTAGACTAAAATGACGAAAGAGAACCATGGGGTCTTTCCAAAAGGGAAGTTCACATTCCTCATGAACCTTCTTGGTACTCATTATCCTAAACCTTAGAAACTTTATTTCTTTTGTGCGGCTTTCTTCTTTTCTAGTTTCTTGCGTAGCCGGTCTCTGGCTGTGGCAAGGCGAGCACTACCTTCCTTTCCTGCTGCTCGTGCCATATCCATATCTTCAAAGCCAAAGGCTGATTTAATACCGCTCATCATGTCCACAAAACTGGAATTCTCAGAGAATTCCTTCATGAGCTCCTCTGCTTCACGAGCAATCTCCTGTGGATTAATGGAACCCGACATGACTTTTTGCTGAAGACGCTTTCCAATTTTACCTATCAATTGTTGAATAACACCAGGATTATTAGTAAATGTAGAAAAGAGAAATTGTATGGACCGGGACGGGTCCTTCTCACACTCCTTCATCATCTCAGGACTAATTCCCAAATCCTCTGGCGTAATATCCTTTATCATTTCCTGTGCGAGACGTGCCATGTGTCCCTTCAGAAATCGCTCTGGAAGCTTGGGGAAACCATTCTTAAACATATCGTCCAAATTGGGCAATCCCTTCTCATCGGACTCCTTTGAATCCTCATTTGCATCTGCGCTTGCATCTGCGCTATTCTTTGCACCAGGCTTCATCATATTCATAAATTTTTTCATAAGACTCTGGAAATCGACACTCTCCAGCTTCTTCTTCATGTCCTCCATGGCAGCTGACATCGCATCATCCATCCATTTTGGCTTCTCTTCCTTACCAAATCCCGCCTCCATAAAACAGCAAACGGACAGAACACGTACATGCTCCCAAATCGCCTTCTTTGTATTGTCCGATAATGTCGCCCATACCGCATTAGAAATGCTTACGCCTGGCAAAACCGTACCAGGATTCTTACGAAATTCCTCTGTCTCACCACCTATGGTATTCTTGAATTTGATCTCCGCCTGAAATCGATTCAATCGCGTCTTTGCAGGGACAGATTGCGCAAATAGAATCTGATCTTTGTATTCAGGGAGAGCGCCTAGCAAATCCTCCGCAAATTCATCATACTTCTTCTGAAAAACAGATGGTGCTTCTTGTGATTCTTCCTGTTTTTCCTGTTCTTTCTTTGCTTCCATTCTTCTTATGGATTATGAAAAACCTTTTATACCGTAACGCAGCTTCTATGAATTAGGTCGCATGAGTTGCCTTCTCAGAAAGGCGGCAAAGGACGTTGAGGTATTGCCAAATGACATCCTGATTTTTAGTTCCCATCGTGTCCCAATGCTTATCAAAAATAGACAATGCCGCAAGCATATCGTTAAATTGCGTAGTAATAGTGTCTTGCATATGACGACGAATCACATTCATATTTTTCTCATAAATCGCCGTGGAACAACCCTTGTAGACATGCTCCACAAACAAATCAAGAATCAGTCGTGGGTTAATTTTCTTGGCACCCTTAATTCCTTCCGTTGCCATCTTAAGGTCTTTTTCTTCCGGAAAGGTATTGCATAGTTCATCAAAAAAATGAACGACTTGTGTGGTAAATGCGTTGAGAATTGACATTTTCTTCTTAGTATAAATAAATGTTTAAGCTTTAAATTGTGGTGTTTATTGTCGAGTCATGCGCTGTCGTTTTCTTATGATTGATTTAAACTGTGTCCATTGACTTTCCCATATTTCAATATATCGATAGCCTAATTCAATACATTTATTTTTCCTAATCATTGTTTTCTCATATAATTCTTCCATTGTACATTTTGTCATAATATTTATTGTATTTGGAGCATATCGTTTCGGATTTCCATGCCAATAGTCTCCATAAAATTCATATATTGTATTTGTATTAGGATCAAATCCATCCGCAATATATCGTGTATTTGGAATACGATACTCCATTTCAAGAAATGGACGATTTACTTTTATCATATTAATCCATTCTGTTCCAACTTTTGATATTCTACCTACACATTTACTACATCCTGCACCATTTATATGATTATTAGGTGTTTGTCTAAATTCACCATGCAAACGACAATCAATAATTATCTTTGTATCATAATCAATATATATCACTTTATCATAACTATACTTGTAATTATGTGTTAATATTGCACGTTTAATAATTTCTGCTTGAGTTATTCTATTGAAATTTGAACTTCTAATGGTTCCACATTTTGCACATCCTACTTTTCTAAAATGATGCTCTGGAGTTAATTGAAATTCGCCATGAAGACTACATATAATCGTTAGTTTTTTACTACGGCTTCTATAAGCTGACTTAGAATAATCATATCGATCTCCATGAATTGCTTTTGATTCTTCGATAAATTGTTCAGTGGTTCTCCTATTTTTAGAAGAACGTTGAATAATACCACATTTTGGACATCCTTGCGTTTGTTGTCCTATATGTAAAAGTGGCGTTTGTTGAAATTCTCCATGAATAGAGCATGCGATTTTAACTTTTGTTTTATTATTTATATATTCTACTTTATCATAGTTATATTTATTACTATGAATAAGGGATGCTTTTTCTATAAATGATTGTGTGGTCCATTGTATTCTTATCATATACATTTTTTTATAAGATAAGAAGAATCAATTTTATTATGCTTATTGTCGTGTAATACGTTGCGGCATGCCCACCTCACGATTATTTTTATATTGCATAATTTGAGCGTCTAAGAGCTCCTCCTTTTTACTTCGTTTCGAATTCGAACTAGTCGTTTGAAATTGACTGGCTTCTCGGGTGCCCATCGAATCCTGTCCCCCCAAAAAAGTAAAATTATGCTTCATGGAAAGTCCACCATCTCCTTGTGCGGAAGTGTCCGTTCCAATAAAAGAATAGGTGTCACCAAAACCGCCACCCATTTCTGTGTCCAAATAGGGTTCGGGTTCCATGGGTCCAGCTGCTCCTGCTCCTGCTGCGCTCTTCCCACCTCCGTCTTTCATTTTCTGTTCATACAACCAGTTCATCACATCGCTATTTGTTCTCGGCTCGGGATCTCCCGAAATAACAAGCGTAGGAGTTTGTTTGAGCCACCCAGGAAGCTGTGGACGATTGGGACTAGGATCTACACAAATAAAACGGAATTGCGAATGATAGTTGGTTTTCGAGATTTCTTCGATGAACGCTTTTGACCAGTCACAACGATTGGAATAAAAACAAATATGAACGGGGGCAGGTCTGCTCATTCTTTTCTACGGAACGAACGAATCTATCTCGTCTTGAACGCATCCATTCTCATAAAATTTGACGGAAGGGATCTATCGGAAGATAGTATAGGAATCCATCATGCAGTTCACTACCCTCCAAAAGAAAGATCTTCGTACCTACACCTTCTCCCTCTCTCCCATCCATGTCACCTACGCGAATACCTTGCGTCGTCTCATTCTTACCGGTGTTCAGACGGTTGCCTTTCGTTCGGACATGACCTCTACGGGTTCGACCACAGATGTTGAAGTAAAGAAAAATGATACTCCCATGACGAACGAAATGTTGGCAGACCGTATCGGTCTTCTTCCCATTTACGTCCCTGATCCCTTGAGCTGGAAAGATGATGAATATCTCTTCACTCTTAAAGTGATCGGCGATAAGGATGCGACTACTTATGTCAAGTCAAGCCATTTCAAAATTACAAAGAATACTCCACCCCTACGTGTTGGGGATGATGAAAAAGAAGAAATCATTGCAACAGAGAGTTTCTTTCCTCCCAATCCCATTACACGTGATACGTGTCTGATTGCCACCCTTCAGCCAGGTGCGATTGCGCAATCCATTGAAATTGTTGCGAAGGCGACAAAGGGAACAGGTCGTGAACATGCTCGTTTCAGTCCTGTGTCACAGTGTTCGTATGAGTATACTCCTGATTCGGATCCTCGTCGTATTGAAGAAATGTTCATGTCATGGTTGACCATTACGAAGAAAGTGGGTGCCATTGATAAAGCATCGGACCGCTATCAGGAGCTGCAACGTGAGTTTAATACTATGCAAATCAAGCGCTGTTTCAAAATCAATGAAAAAGGTGAACCCTATAGTTTTGACTTTACCATCGAATCTGCTGGCGTCTTGGAAGTTCCTTATATCGTGGAGCAGGCGTGCCAAGTGGGCGAGAACATGTGTAGCCGCTATGTGACACTTGATCGTGGTGATGTACCTTCTGATATTACCATCTCCTCTGCGGATACTCGTATTATTGGTTATGATTTCCTCTTTCGCGGACATGATCATACTCTTGGCAATCTTCTTCAGACTTGGTTGGTCGAACATCATATTGAAGGCTCTGCGGAACCGAAAATTACCTATGCTGGATATTCCGTTCCGCATCCCCTTCGTGATGAAATGGTGTTGCGCATTGGCGTACAAGATGGAGAAGAATCCACAGCTCGTCTCGCCATTGCAGAAGCCGCAAAAGGATGTGTGAAAATGTTTCAAGAGATGCGTGCCAGATGGCGCAGTGTGACAGGTGCTCCCTTGATGACAGGTAGTAAACCACTTCGTAAGAGCATCGTAAAGGCATCTTCTAGCACATAACATGTCGTTCATCATCGGCAAAACAACATTCTACACCAAGCGTATCGACTTCTTTGAAGCTTGCACCACAATAGCGTACATATTTGGCAAATGCCACTTCTGCTGAGGGTTGACTATCGGCAATACGGTGTGAATATAACTGAATAAAAATAACACGCATCGCAAAACATCCTAATACACAATCATGATATTCTGGTTTCATTGTAACGACATTATAGAATTTTACAAAGGCATCTATTTTTTCGTGCTCAATAACATCTGTAAAAAAATCGGACGACACTATTCGGTAGCGTCCTGTGAGTTTGATGATCATATCATTTGTTTGAATCCCACATTCACGAATGACATCTTTGATATCCGCCATTTCATTGGTCGCTTTATTTTTGTAGCGCATCTCATTGTTGTTGGTATATACCACACGAACTAGTTTACCATCATGTACAAAATGGTCCAGATACGTATCACGTTTCCCATTATTTTCTACAATAATAGGTGCGATGCATGTGGGAAGGTGAGAGAGAGTTCCATGTATTGCAGAGAGGTATCGTTCTTTTCGTCTCATATCATTGATGGCACCAAAACGATTATGTATGGACGTCGTGAGAATCAGATAGATCATTAGAGGATAGAGCAACAATACGTTTAAATTCAACATACGCCATTCGGTTACAAATAAGTGCAGTCTGATAATGTTTATGGTGATTTCCACGATTGAAGAACCGTGTTAAACAGAAACGACATTGCTGTGATTCGTTGCCTGTAATAGCTTGTTCCAAGTATTCATTGACCTTTACATGAATAGGGATGTCCATGACAGGATATTGTTGCTCAGCAGGAAGGGACAACCATGATTGACAAACGGAAGATGTCTGTTGATGACGTTTAAAACATCCTTTTGTAGAGAAGATTTTACAACATGCATCACACTGTAAGATTTCCTCTTTCTTAGGCTTGGCATGTGTAGTATTGTTACGTTTATTACGTGTAGTACGTGTGTTATGTTCGGCAGATTGCATTTGTGATTTCATGGCAATGATGTGTACGATCTGTGCATAGATTTCTTCAAACTGATTCTCATCCGAATGATCCTGAACATGCTCGATTTTGGAATCATCCTGAACATGCTCGATTTTGTGTTGGGTACGATCTTCAACTTGCTCGTGTGTACAAATAATGTTTGAAGATTCACTTATGATAGGGGGATTTTTTTTATTACGTTGCGATAGAGAGGACAGCTGTGCAAATAGTTTATCGAATTCTGCCTTCTCCTTCTCTTTATCCACTTGTGTAGGGGAGATAATTGGACGCTCTTCCTTAGGTAAGGGAGCAAGAGCAGGTAGTCCAGGTGTATTGGCTGCGAGGATGGCATAGAGGCGCTCAAAGGCATCTTCCTTCTCATCTGCCTTTGTCTTCTTACCTTTTTTTTTCATATGCTATGGACAGTATTGATTTTAATCCTGTTGATAGATTTATTCAAATTTTAGGAATTTAAATTCCGATGGAGCACAATCCGTACAGAATAATTGTGATCAAAAATGCGTCAAGTGCAAAAATGCGTCAAGTGCAAAAACGCCTCATGTTCTGCGCATTATTCCACTTGGAGATGTACTTCCTTTTCTTCCGAGATGGGGTTCGCTTCTTGAGAGATCTGTTCTTTGGGTTCCTCGGGTTCCTTGGCTTCTTTGGGTTCCTCGGCTTCATTTGGTTCCTTGGGTTCCTCGGCTTCTTTGGGTTCCTCGGCTTCATTTGGTTCCTTGGGTTCCTCGGCTTCATTTGGTTCATTGGGTTCAGTGGGTTCAGTGGGTTCCTTGGATGATTTTGTTTCATTACATTGTGCGTATGTCATCATACAAACAGATGTTATAAAATAACCTGTACTGAATAATATCATATCGTAATATGGCATAAATAGAGAGAATTGTAATGATATAACTAATCCAATACTACATAGTGTGCGCCATATTATTTTTGTCCAGCTATGTTCTTCTGAAAATAACGCATGATCTATGTATATACCTATTATACCATATATAATTGTATTAATCAATGCCATACTTAATTTAGATACATCAAATGTAATGATAGATAATAGGAATGCAATGAACATACCTGCATGGTAAAAATCAGTAGCAAGTGAATGATTATCTATGAATAGATAATTAATATAATGGACAATAAAGATAATAATAGGAAAATTAATATTATGAATGGATACATAGGTAAATGATACAATAACCAATGCCTTTACCAATTCCATAAATTGTGGTGTATTATACTGTAATAAAACAGGATTATCCTCCATATCATCATATACTTTCACTAATGTGCCAAATACCGCAGCAGCATATGCATTCATTTACACCTATCATATACATTATTTCATATGTAACAAACACATGAAATAGTATAGTAATACATAACATATTAATCCACCTCATCCTTAGTGTCAGCAGCACCATCTGTGCCAGCACCAGGAGCACCCGCCTCTTGATACATCTTTACCATAACCGGACGAATTTTGTCCTCATACTCCTTCTGCTTCGCATCATAGACCGCCTTCTCCTCCTCCCTATGCTCCTCCAGCCAATCAATCCCCTCCTTCACCCAGCTCTCCACTTCCTTCACAGTATCTGCCCCCAGCGTAGCCTTCACCTTCTCCTCCTGAACCGCATTACGTGTATTATACAGATACGCCTCCAGCCCATTCTTCGCTTCTACTCGCTCCATCTGCACCTTATCCGCCTCCGCATTCTTCTCCGCTTCTTTGATAAGACGCTCAATCTCCTCCTTGGACAAGCGTCCTTTATCATTTGTAATCGTAATCTTATTGGACTTGCCCGTGGATTTTTCCGCAGCGGTCACATTCAGAATACCATTCGCATCCACATCAAATGACACTTCAATCTGTGGGACCCCTCGCGGCATTGGTGGAATTCCCTCCAACTTGAAATCACCCAGACGATTGCAGTCACGCGTAAACTGACGCTCTCCCTCATACACCTGAATCAACACCCCTGGCTGATTGTCCGCATAGGTAGAAAAAGTTTGCGACTTCTTCGAAGGGATGGTCGTATTGCGCTTAATCAGCGGCGTCATGACACCGCCTGCCGTCTCTAGACCAAGGGACAAAGGCGCCACATCCAACAGAATCAGTTCTGAAGTGCGGTCGGTTGAGTTGGCACCACCCACCAGAATGTGCGCCTGAATCGCCGCACCATACGCTACTGCTTCATCGGGATGGACGGAGTCATTCAACTTCTTCCCATTGAAAAAGTTGCTCACCATCTCACGAATCTTTGGAATGCGCGTCGAACCACCCACCATGACAATCTCATGAATGTCCGATTTCGACATGTTCGCGTCACGAAGCACTTGCTCCAAGGGTGCAATGGTACGACGAAAGGTGCTCTCGCAAAGTGCCTCAAACTTGGCACGTGTCAGTGTAAGGTTCAAATCAATGCCATCCACAAGCGCATCCACTTCTAAGGTTGCCTGAGTAGAGGTACTCAAACTGCGCTTGGCTTTCTCACAGGCGCTGCGAAGACGGTTCAAGGCGCGTGCGTTGTCCTTCACATTGCTATTTTTATTTTTACGTTGAAATTCTTGGACACACCAGTCCACCATAATATTATCTAAATCGGATCCCCCGCAGTGTGTATCACCTGCGGTTGCTTTCACTTCAAAAATACCATCATCGATGGTGATCAGAGAAACATCGTGCGTACCCACGCTTGTTATCGTACTGGCTCTTTATCCAATACTTCTTATAGATTTCCTATAAGATCGGACTATATCTTATTTCACATGTTATATGTAAAATCCTGGCACTCGTGGATATTTCTTCTTTTACCAAAAATAGTAAGTAAGAGTACTATATCTAGTCTCTGGACCTTGATCCTATTTCTAGGACCCTTGGCTGCGGATTGCCCATTTCAGCTATTCTTTTCTTTTTTACTATCTCACAGATCATTACTCTGTGCCCTTATCTCTGTTACCAGGATAAGTTAGTAGAAAAGACTTTAGGGGTTTCCCGTCAATTCACCAGGTTCCTCTATTATATAGAGGGAGGTCTTACACCTCAGGAAGCAGTGTATTTAATATGTTTCAATACCTCCGAAATCAAAAATAACAACATGCTGCTCCCCAGCCGTCTTCTTATCCAGCCCATATGCAAGAGCCGCCGCCGTCGGCTCATTAATAATTCGAAGCACATTCAACCCAGCAATGACACCCGCATCCTTTGTCGCCTGACGCTGCGAATCATTAAAATACGCAGGAACAGTAATCACCGCATCGCGCACCTCTTGACCCAAGTACGCCTCTGCCGTCTGACGCATCTTAGAAAGAACCATCGCTGAAATTTCCTCGGGCAAGAATGTCTTTCGCTCTCCCTTCGCATCCACTTCCACGCATGTCTTTCCTCCTGCTCCAGATCGTACCGTGAATGGCCAATTTGGAATATCTTGTTGGACCGCTGCATCCTCCAGCTTGCGCCCAATCAAACGCTTCGCATCAAAGACAGTATTCTTCGGATTCTGGGACGCCTGATTCTTTGCAGCATCACCGATGAGACGCTCCGTTTCCGTGAAGGCAACATAGGAGGGAGTGGTACGATTGCCATGCTCATTCGCAATGATTTCTACACGGTCATTCTGCCAGACACCCACCGCAGAATAGGTCGTTCCCAAATCAATTCCAAGTGCATATTTTGCGGTAGTGGACATCTCTGATAATAGAAATGTATGTATTGTTTAAGCTATTTTTACAATTTATATAGAAAAATTAAGTAGAAGCCATAGAGGACTCGATAAAGGATAAATAAAGGTTCTGTGTTTTTCGGAGAAGAAAGGCGATCCGTTGCCATGGCTGTTTATGGAAATAATTCTGGATGACGTCCACCGTTACTTTTTTGCCAATAGGACGAAGCTGTGTTAAATATATACCATGAATACTATACAGATGAGGATGATACATTCTATCAAGTGATGCCATGATTTCCTCTTTTGGACTTGTCTTTGTGACATGCATTTCAAGGTAAGTGCGATGGAGATATTCAATGATGGTACTCATGCACGCACTTTGTAGTGCAAATGTAAAAGCATCTTCTGGATAATATTCTAGATACATATGATGTAGATTTTGTACATACAATTGTGCATATCGTTCCAACCCACCAGGTTGATTTCCGCGAAGCGATTTTATCATCACATATTTTTCAGAACGAAATCGCCAACGATTTCCCATCACATCTTTACAAACTACGCCTTGAAAATCATTGGGTTTTTGATGAACAAATTGACGTATCCATTCGTTCACAGGCTCATCCGTTTCGGGAAGGGGAAGAGAAACAAGAGGGCATGTTCCACGAAAAGTCGATGGACTATCCTCTACATGAACACATCCATCCTGATACACTATTCCTTTTTGAATCAAAATGACACGATTCTTCTCTATTTTCTTAACAATTCGATGCGCAGTATGTTGTAATAGAAAACTGTAATAAATAGCATACTCATTACGACTAACATCAGGTACATCCATGGAAGTATCCCATTGAATCATGTGCTCCAGGGTTTCATTTGTGCGCTCTGCCTGTTGATCAATATTCAGATACGCCTCCATAAAGAGTCTACGAAAGGATGTTGTGGAATAAAAGTGTCCGGTCGCGTATAATGTGGAACGACTACTAATATAGAGCTGATCATCACCTATCATTCGGAAACAATTAATCATAACACCATCATGTTGCTCCTGACACACAATACCATGTTGAATCGCTTCATGACACGTTGTGTAAGGAAACGGCACACTTGTTGTCTTAGGAGGCGCCACACATACAGGGCGATGAAGACGAGTATTCCATACCACAGAACGAAACCACTTACTGTGAGGGAGATCCATATTGGAACTTCCTTTTTCATACCTAATCAGACATAAATCCTTTATTGCATCTGTATCTACGACACGAAACGAACCACCTTCTTCCGATTCCAAATAACGACGAAGAGAATGGAAATCAGTATATTGTTCAATAAGCGCTTTGTATATATTATTTTCAAACATGAATGCCATGATAAATACTACATGGTAGTCATTCTTTTTCTTTATATTACCATTTGAAGAGTTTCGTCCCTCAATAGATTCTCTATAAGATGATAGGGAAGATGGATAATTCGGCAGCATTACCCAAAGATGATCCGAATGTAAATAGAGAAATGCTAATGAATGAGTCTGTACAAAGCCCAGCAGAAAGCGCAGCAGAAAGCGCAACAGAAAGTGCAACAGAAAGTGTAGGAGAAGAGGAAATAGAAGTAGAAGAGCACATTGATGAGAATGAAGTAGAAGAGGATGTTGTATCTTATGGCGAGAGTGCTTCACTCATGCGCGAAATATCATCTGTTCAGATTGCTCCGACAGGCGAGTCTTTTATGGAAGCAGATAATCCAATGTTGTACATTCAATTGGGTGACAAAGTGGTCATTTACTCTACGAGATATGGTGGTATGACGATGGGAAGAGTCTATTACCGCAGTCTTGATATGATTAGTGTCAAACCTGATAATGTTTCTAACATGCTTCATCAATTTGAAATGGAAGAAGTGGATGGTGAAGAAGTGTATCAGAAAGAATATGGTGTTACTTCTGCCATTGTGATTGAAAAGCGTATCTATGAATCATTTGTGGAGCAACAAGATTTTCGTGTCGGACAAACGATTGATACATTTGATCTATCTGGTGCTCTTGCCAATAGTTATACCATTACTGCGGTGGATAAAGATAAGGATATGATTACCATTCAGGATATAGAGGATACAGATGTGACAAAAGATGTCCTTTTTCATTTTGTTGGCATTGAACCTGATGAAGATTTTGCCGTGATTAGCATCCGTCAATTTGTTGCCCCTAAGAATGATGAAAATGCTATTGATAAGGTAATAGAGAAAGGAGAGGTGGAAGAGGAAGAGGAAGAGGAAGCGGAGGTAGAAGAGGGAATTCAATTAGTTGGATTTATTGAAGTGACACGTGCTAAAGTATTTCGTGAAGCCACTTCGTATGAACAACGTATTCCTGACAATTTACAAAAGATCGATGCACTTAATGATTTCATGTCGGGTTTGGATCCAATGTTACAAAAAGATCCAAAAGCGCTTCGTACCATCCGTATCTTAGTTGAAACATTATTTGATCTCAAACAATCTACGATTGCCTATCGTGATGATCATTCCATTCAAGGCACACGTGATATTTCGGCAAGAAGCATCACTGATTTAATTGAACGCACCACTGTTCCACTTGGACGCCCTGTTCTTCAAGTGACCAAAAAACTATATAAGCCAAAAGAGAATGAAGAGATAGAATCATCGGATGAACTCACTTTTCTTTCCTTTAAAGATGAATTAAATCAAATGCTACAAGATAATGGTAAATTAGTATCTAGTTCTCTCTCTGGAGCAAAAGATAGTACCATTATTCGTGAATGGAGTCAGCAGCAAGCGTTCAATAAAACATTTTTATCTCCTTGTATTCTTCATCAAAGTGAAGATCCATTATGGAAAGCATTTTCTGATTCGGAATATTTTCGTTCTGTCCCTCCCTCTTCCACTGAAAATGAAAACGGAACCATTCAATTACTACCTAGTGTGGCAGGATACGTCGCCCCTCATGAAAAAGATGTTGACCCCATCCTCGATGAAATTCCCTTTGGATTAGAACGTGCTCTCTCTACTACCTACCGAAAGGGATTAGGGGATCGAACAAAGCAAGCATTGAGTGCGGAAGAAACCGCTACTATTGAATCCTATATCATGTTTCCTGTATCAGTCGCGAAATATCTCGGTTCCACACGTTCTCGTTATATCACCACAGATAGTGGACGTAGTCAGATGCCTAGTAAGACAATGAAAACCATTCTAGAAGAACAAGGTGCGCCTAAAGAAGTGGGAAGCTCCAAAGATGTCATTCTTCTCAATGTCTTAGGCACATCCATCGGTAATATTCCACTTGCTGATTATATTGAAGGTATTACTATACCAGCACTTGGTCTAGGGGATACATTTGACACATTGGAACAATATGGTATGGAACATTTGGAGTTGAATCGTGATATTACGCAAGTTCTTTTGAATAAGATTATGATGTATCAATCGCAGCTTCTTAGCACGTTGGCTAGACTGCGTATAATGAATAAGGAATTAGTTGTTAAGGAGCCTGTGATGAATCCATTTTTGGAGAATCCGAGGATAATAGAGGAGATTCGTAATGAGACGATATTGGCAGAGGCGCTTGCGGAATATGAGAGAATCAATCCAACATTGGCAACTTCGGATATTGGACAAGTTCTCTATTTGCTACGTCACTATCCCATCTATTTTCAGGTTGCGGTGGGTAAGAATCCTGTATTGGTGGGAAAAGCGTTGATGGAGACACGAATGACGAATTATCTTCAGTATCTTCATGTGAATCATATTAATCGGTATAATGAGCAGAATGCGGGTATGAAACCAGTGCGTAATCTGTGCCAGCATGTTGCGATGTTGGTGACGATTCGTAAAATCATGGATGATAATGAACGATTTCAGCAGCTCACTATATTTTTTAGAAAATATCAAGGAGGTCGTGATAAGGATTATAACAATTGGATCAATTGTAATGTCTGTAAAAAGCATTTGTTATGTATTCATGAAACTCTACAACTTCAAGCGTATTTGAATCCAAAAGAAAAAGAGACATTAGAGAAGGAAATCATTTTGAAATGTTCGGGTGGACAATTTCAGGGAAAATACATTTGCAGAAATTGCGGACAGAGCATTCGTGAATTGGATTTTGACAATGGTTTGGAATTTGATGACAATGGCAAACCAAAATCAGGTCGTTCTGTCCTCGTCGATGAAGATGCCATCTTTGATGAGAAATTGAAAATGTTGATCATGGGAACCAATGAACCATCCGAAAAAGAGGAATTAGAATTAAATAAAGATGAAATGAAATGTTATTATATCATTCGTGAAATTGCAGAGCGGGTGGGTATTCAAATAGAAAATAAAGGATATAAACGTATCATTATGAATGCCATCAACTATATTAATACATTTCCATCAAGTGATGTCTATTATAAGAGTGTCACTGGTACTGCCGCAAAAGTAGATTATCAGGTGGCTCTTGCTCGTATCAGTATTGCTGCGTGTGGTCTCTTCTTATTGATTGAGATTCAGACAAAAATACCATCATATGTTGTTCGTTTTCCATTGATGGGATGTAAATCGCCAGGATTTGATGGCTTTCCATTGGATCCCAATCCTGCGAATAAGCAAGGTATGGAGTATATTGCGTGTGCGATTTCATCCATTACGCGAAAAGAGGCACCATGGAATCAATCAGGATTTCAAACGATTGCGGATGATGTCAAGAGACAGGCTGGAATCGTTTTCTACATGGCGGATATATTAAAGAAAGTGATTAGTGATGAAATGATTCAATTTAAATTAGCAGAAAAGCGTACGTATTTGTTGGAGATAGTGGGAGTGTCTAGTTCTACGAATGTTAGTCGTCCGAAAGATATGATTCCTCTTACTTTTTTACCAGAGCAAATCATTATGACACCTGAAGAGGCGGCGAAGGATGTGATCCGTCCAGATGTTGTGGCGAACATGGGAAATAAGGGAAAAATGCCATTAGTGAAATTGTGGATTCGTCGTGCTCATGAATTAGCAAAGGAGACTGCGTTATTGATCCGAGGAAGTCCTTTGATGGAAACAACATGCTGTCTATCCACGATTATGAACCCAGGAACTTTCTTTAGAGAGAATGTGGATTTGCCATCTATTGGAAAGCGTACCTTACAACCTTATCAACAAGGTCAATTCATGCTTACTGAATTTCATCCACGTCTCCAGGGAACCGATGTCGTTAGTGCGGATAAAGATTTATATTACCGAATCTTTTTGAAATGTTGCTTTCAAGGTTTGCGAATGGGACATTCTCATGAACCTGGTCTAACTCATCGTTGTCATTGGTGTCAATTCCAATTTCCTACTCATCCTGCGGTCATGGACACGGATACAGAGGGTAAAGCTGCACTTATTTCCCAGGAGGTTTCCACTAATACGGCTGAATTTACTGCCCTATTGGATACGATTCATATGGTTAATAAGGTGGAACCAATAGAAATCAAAAAAATCACATCGGTGACAGATATTATGAGTACATTAGGGGATGTTGTTCCTGAACCGATTGCGGGATGGAGCCCTGTTGTAAAGGAAACAACGAAAGCTTTTTTGGGACTTACAGTTGATTCAGGAGTGGATGATATTGCTCTTGCGGCGGCTACGATTTCAGCTGTAACGAAAGAATCAGAAAAAATCATTTATGCGCGTTTAACTTCAGAGTTGCATCAGAAAATCATGAAGAGTATGACTCGGCTTTCGTGGATGAATTTCTTCGAAGTCATACAGACCTATTTTATTACACCTTTTCAACGCATGGTGTCTCATTTTGATATAGAATCGATGTTTATTCCCGTGGAGCTTGTGGAAGTTTTATCCGAGACACATGTAAAAGATGATTTAATACCAATTCTGGAAACGGATATGAAATTGCTTTATGATAAAGGTGCGGAGATTACGAATCCTGATTTACAATTTGCTCGTATGAAATTACAGCATTATATTAATCAAATGAAAGTATTATTGCCTTTTAAGAATAATATACGCCCTACCGTTGTTCCTGGTAGACAAGTTACATTGGAATACATTCAGAGAGCACTTTTTTATGGACCACTTTCTACACTTCTTCATGCGGCAGAAATTCCAGAAGGTGCAGAAATCAAAAGTTCGATCAAATCATTAGGCAATACATCAATGAGATTTCTACTTGAAATAGTTGCGTTTACACTCGAGAAGTATAACAAAGAGAAATTATCATATGATGATAAGGAGATTAAGAATTTAATTGCGATTCGTGCGGAAAAGGAGCGAGTGAATGTTCTTGCCGAATTTAATAAACTGACGGATGAGGAACGTAAGATTGAACTGACGAATATGCACTTAGGAATAGGAAAATGGGCGGTTGGTGGTACAAAAGTAATTTATGCTTACGATAAGGAGTATTATGATCAGGAGCGACAGAAGAGAATCTCTGCGGGTATAAGTGATTTTCCGGGTCAGGAAGAAGAACCTTATGGGGGTCGTGAGGTGGATGAAATGGGCTTTGATGTGTACAATGATGAAGAAATGGAGATGGAAGGTGGATATGATCATAATCAATATGGGGATGACGATATGGAATAAATGACGATTTTATGTCTATGTTTTTTCTATTAAGAACAATAAGGAATGTACCTGCTTATCTATTCAGGATTATTGTACTTACTAGGTATTTCCATTGTGCTCATGTTAAAGCCAGATATCATGTTTTCGGTGGATGGAAAGTGGAAAGAATTTGGAATTGGACGAGCAAAGGAGCGATATACGTGGTTACCTTTCTGGTTGTTTGCGATCATGTGGGCGATTATGTCATACATGGTGGTATTGGTGATTGCGAGTCATACGGAATACGGATCTTATTCGTCCGATGTACCTGTTGCAAATGAAATCATTATGCCAGAAAACATAACAACAAAATCGCTTTCACCGACACCGATTGTCGAGTCCAAACAGAAATTGACATCACATAATATGAAGAATGGATATTATATTTTGAATACGGAGGAGACAATGAAGAAAGGAATTCCAAAGTACATTTATGTAGGTCCAGAGGCACCCAACCTCGTCTTTCATTCTACGACACCGTTAGACGAATAAATTAGATCTTTTGTCTCGTTTAGGTATTGACATTTGGTATACTTGAACCAAATACACCACCAAAACAAATCGCAAAGAAAAGATAAAATCCATAGGAAAGACCTTTTATGGATGGGAATTGTGCTTCCACACCTTCTAAGGAATACGTTGGACTACAGCATGAACCACCTGCTTGTTTTTTGGATTTCTTATGAAAACCGCCATTGCGTCTATTGTTAAGGGTTTGCATGTGTGGGGTATTCGTAGGATTTTCAGAGACGGTGTGAGGTACAATATTTGTGGAGGTGTCTAAAAAGAAGGGGGCAAATACGGAGGCGATCGGAATACGAAAATAAGAAATGTAGGAAATGAATAATGCCAGATATGTTGTTCCAATGGTAGGTACGGCACTTAGAAATGCATTTTTAACATCTACATTCTTTTTTGAGATATAGAGTACAACAAACATGAGTACATAAATGAAAATGGGTAAACAGACATATAGTAAAATAGGAAAAGAAGAAATAGTATGATAGTTAAATAAAATAACAACAAGGATAACTACAAATCCGCCTAGTGTTGCAATTCCACTTATGTTCGTTCCAGCACTATCCGGATTAGACATTTGCTAATCAATGATAGAAATTAATATGGATACATCTTCTTTTTATTAAAAAGTGAAAAGATGATGTATTTTTAATATATTGTAAATTACCACAGATACTATAGAGAAATGGCAGACGAAGGAGATCAAAAAGCCAAAGAGGTATATAAATATGACCTAAAGAATTTTTATAGGGAAAAAGCCAAAGAGGTAAAGAGCGATTCTTATGGACCTGACCTAAAGAAATTTTATACGGCAAAAGCAAAAGCAAAAAATGGAAAGGGTGTTTCATATGGATATGATGTGGATGGTAATTTAGTGGTGCGAGAAAAAGAAACTGTGATCAAGACCATTGCCTTACCGACCTATCGTCGCCCTACTGCAGAAGAAATTGATATGATGGAGAAACAACATCATGAGGCGATTGCTCTTGCGAATCGCGCAGTCGATGATGCACGTACTGCATTATATGCAATGTCACAGAATCCAGAACGGGATGATCCGACTATGGTTCGTTTAAATCGTGCCGTGCTGGAAGCGGATTCTAAATTATGTATGGCACGATTTCCATTATTCCATATTGAGAGAGAAGAAGGCATCAAAATAAAGCAATTGGATTTTACTCAACCCAATGAAACACGTGTCCTTCCTTATCCCGTTGCTTTTATTGAAACGCGCCCTTTCTCATTACAAGAACAATATGTGCGTATTGGAGAGCCTGCTGCAGCACCATTGGTAAGTGTGGCGGAGGCAAAGAGTATGATAAAAGCAGCTGGTGTTCCCATCATTTTATTTGAAGGAGCAGATTCCAATGAATATGGTTATTTGTCTATGGAATGGGCAGTCGTTCTTGAATACCATTCAACAACCTATCATTCTGTTTATCAAGCGGTGTATAGTGAGTTGGCAAAATTTTTTGATGACCAGGAACATCTTCCACAATTATTGGCTGCAAAGACAGCAGATGAGATTGTATACTCAGTAGAAGATGTTCCAGGAGATGTTGAACAAAATAGAGAGAAATGGAATGAACAATTACGAAAACTAATTGATGAAATAAATCTTGTTAAATTTAGACGATACCCTGAATTAGCTGCCAAATTATTGGAGACTAAAAATGCAATGATTGGTGCATATGAACCAGGTGATCAACTAATTGGTATTGGCATCTCATTAGATACTGTGGAATCAAAGGATCCTTCAAAATGGGGTGACAATATATTGGGTAAAACACTGATGAATATTCGTGATATATTGCGTGCAGAACAACCAACAGTGCCTGTTAAAAAAGGTAAGCCAGCCGTAGCGACTAGTGTTGTGACTAGTGCTGCGACTAGTGCCGTTCCTATATCCGCTGTAAAGAAGCGACCATCCGTAGCAAAATCAGTCACACAAGCAGCACAAGCACCAATTGCACCTGTCATAACCATACCATCTATGGCAATCGCAACGCCATCAAAACCATCTGTTGCGAAGCCATCTGTTGCGAAGCCATCCGCCGTGAAGCCATCTGTTGCGAAGCCATCTGTTGCGAAGCCATCTGTTGCACCAATACCAATGTCTTTATCAAAACAAGAATCAATGGTGCCACAAAATGAAGAGGCTCTCGCACGTTATATGTCTTCCCAAAATGTGTTGAATCCTGAACCTACGATCTCAGCAACTCCCGCAGTAAGACGACAACCACGTATTGTATCGAAGATGAAGACGTCTGCACCCATGTAATGTCTTATAAACTGAGTGGAAAATTCTTCATTTTATCTTCGTTTTTGTCGCAATCTACTTTCTTTCCCACATACGCGTAGCAAACATCATTTTTATCTTTGTAAATGATTTTATGTGAGCTTTCTGGATTCGGGTATTTGTAAACGACTGTCTTTTCCGGTTTAATGAAAATTACAGCAATGATGCCAATGGTAATACCAATGAGGAGAGGAATGAATTGAATCCGCTTAAACATATTTATTGAGAGCATAGAAAATAATCATGCTAATAAAACAGAAATAATGGGTCTTCTTGAAATCTTACATGATGGAAGATTTAATACATTTTTTAGTTTTGTAGTAGGCATTGGACTTATCTGTATTTTACGCCCGATGTGCTCAGGCAGCGATTGTAATATTAATAAGGCACCTGCTGAAAAAGATTTTGATAAATACGTATATCGTATGGGAAATAGTTCATGTTATGAGTTTAAAACAGAGATTGTCCCATGTCCCTCCTCGGGGGCAGTGGAAGCCTTTAAAGAGTGTCCTTATCAATTGGCTGAGAAAAGAGAGGATGATGATGCTTTTCGTGATCAGTTTGCCAGACGCAATACGATTGTTGCGCACTGTGCGACAATATCCGAATAAAGGATTTCTATCATTTTTAGAGAAATGGCAACAGCGGGCACACTACTAAGTGATCTTGATGGGAAGGCTCCGGTATTTAGTAATAAGGATGACGATCTTGTTAATAAAATTCTTGCTGATATGAATATCCCTAGTTCTTCCAATCCTGTGATGAATGCTCCGCCTCCTCCGTCCGGTAATGGAAACCGAATGATTCAGTCTCCTAATCCAAATACAACGTATCCAATGGCAACGGATCCTGCTACAGCTACGGCACATCTGATTGGTAAGGATTATCCTTCCGCAGCTGATTTTGCAAATCTGATGCACTCTCCCAGTTATGGTCACGGTGGTTCCCAGTACGCCTCAGTAGGTCAACCCATGGCAGCCCCACCTGTTCTATTAGAGCCCACCAAAGGCAATATCTATTCGGACATCATGTCGCAAATGAAACAGCCATTATTGGTGGCAATCATCATCTTTCTTGTAAGCCTCCCTATTATTAATGTACTCATTGGACATTATCTTCCATCCTTGTTACGTTTGAGTGGCGAATTAACTACGGCAGGTATGGTGGTAAAGTCTCTTGTGGGTGGTTTTCTCTTTTGGTTTATTCAGAAAATTCTTGTACCTCTTATGGTTGTATAAGACATATTATATCTTATCATAATAATAAAAAGTTTCCTACGAAACATGTAGAGAAATGAAGTTTAATCAACTCACCTATCATATTTCAATTGTGATTCTTGTGATTACAGCGTTATATACCCTTGTTTATGCTGGTTTAACGGGTCTATTATTGACATCGGCTGTTACATTATTAGCGGCTGCATTTATTGATGAATTTGAAGTGGTTGCTGCCCTTACGATTATTTTTGCGTTATTCTATACCATGTTTCTGAAGCGTTATTTACAACGGTTAGAGCCATTTACGGATAAGGAGATTCTACAGCGTGTGAAGGGTATGGAACAACAGTACCATCCGCAACAGCAGAATATCAATATGGAAACATCACAGCCAGCAGGCTGTTATAATCCATCGATTGAAGGTTTTGCAAATGCTTCGGATACATCGGATACGTCAGAGGGTAAGCCCAGTGCAAGTATGAGTGCGCCTGCAAAAACCGTCGATGCAATTCCCTCTCCTGAAGTTGACAAGGTGAAAAAAGCAGTATCCGCACATGAGAGCGACGCAAAGAATAGCATGTCAGACATTCCTAAAGAAGAATTTAAATCAGCAACAGGCGGTCTCTTTAAATTAGGAGAAATGCCATCAGAACATAAGGATGGTCCTCATTTGGATGCGGGTAAGACCATTATGCAAGCCATGTCTAACTTTGATCCAAAAACGATTTCTTCCATGACAGATGATACAAAGAAACTATTGGAAACACAGAAGGGTCTAATGAGTATGTTAAATCAGATGCGTCCTGTGTTGGCAGACGGACGTGAATTATTACAAACTTTTTCAGGAATGTTTGGTGGAAATAGCAGTGGAGGTGCATCACTCTTTAATAAGCCATAAATCGCTGGTACAAGATTATGATTCTATTATGAAATATGATAATACAATGATAATACGATAATATGATGATAATATTATAGTAGAATAGATGGGGCGTCAGAATCGTGTCAAATGTCCGCCTGGTGTTTTCTGTCTTTCAGGAAATCTTACCACGGTGATTGCAATTATTCTAGGGGTTGCTCTTCTCTTTTTTTTGTTCGCGATGTTTTTTAACAAATCGCCTACGATTATTATTCCATCAGCACCTACAGCCCCTGCAACACAAATCATTTCAAGAGGAGAATCCCGTTATGATAGAGCCCCTCAGCCGTTACGGGATTGGATGATGCCGGCTGAATATCCGCCACGGGGAGGAATCGCTTCTATTCCTATTAATATTCCGACACAGGGGCTTCCTGAGTCTTTTCAATCGGTGGGTCTTGTGAATGTAGATGGTGCGGTATGGCCACTATATGGACGTAGAACAGCAGGAGGTAGTGATCGGTGGAATTATTATACGCGTACTGATTCATTTAATCCTGTTCCGATTCCTATTCGTTTTCAGAAGCGCGATTGCATGGACGATGTAGGATGTCAAGAAATTCTATCAGGAGAACGAATCAAGATTGAGGTCGTTGGAAAAGAGGGTACTACGAAAATGTATCGGTTTGATGGTCCTAAATATATTCCAGGATTACTTTAGAAATGGTACATACAGGAAAGGTTCTTATTATTGTGATTCTAATTGCTATTCTGATCGTATGTTATACCCATCTGCCAACCAAATATGATGAACATAACATAATGCCATCTTTGCGAATCAGTGTGGAAGAGGCGCGTGCCAAACGATTTGGTCTTATTATTGATGTGCGAACTCCTAAGGAACGATCCGTATTGGGATACTATCCATTGTCCATTCCGATTTCATTGGATGCATTGGAAAAGGAAATACCATTGGATATTTCTAATAAAAATACCCCGATCTTAATTTATTCCAATGGCGATTCTCGTGCGGAGAAAGCAGCGTTAAAGGTCTATCGTATGGGATATCGTCGTGTCTCTTACCTAGATGGAACCTATTTAGAATTATTACCAGGAAGTACACCAAGAAGCAAATAATCGTGTACAAAAGTGTACTTATCTTTTTTCTAGATAATCGTCAAGGGGATGTCAAAGACAGCCAACGTATTATCAGGATTTGTTGAATTAACAGTGCCACCTGTTCAGTTACAACTTGATCAAATTATGACAAAGAATTATCCTCTTTCTATTTCCTTTGCCCCGAGATCAACACCGCCCTCCCTTCAAGGTAATAAGATTATTGATTCTACGGATACTAGTACAAATACATGCACCTATCGAGGAAATACATATAAATTAGCCGATATTCAAATCTGTTCTGTGATGAATAAAGGATTTCTTCTTCCAGGTCAACGAAATCCTCCTGTCGCCGAATTAATCATTTCCTTTTCCTCACAATCCAATACAACAGGACAAGGACTGGATGGTATTTTATTATGTATTCCGATTTATGATTCCGATACACCTAACCACGATGAATACCTTACACAATTAATTGATCCAGATATGCCAAAATGTAATTATACTGAAAAAGAGGGAGTTTCCTATACAGCAGGTGAATATAAAAATATTTCTAATTCTACGTTGATGAATTGTGTCAAATCATGTTGCGGTGATCCAAATTGTATTTCCTATACTTTCAATTCTGGAAAGTGTTCTCTTAACAATGTTATATCGGATTTACGTACAACATCTGATACTTCTATTACATCCGGTACAATTAATCGTGGTCGTGATGGTGAAAATACAGTCCCACATAAATCATTGAGTCCTACATTAGATACTATTTTTTATCATTCGGCTGTGGATACATCACAAACATCTCTTGCATATATGACAACATTTAATACAGTTAATTCATCCGATACGATTACTGGTACAAAGAAGTTATATGTTGTTGTATTTCCTAATGGAATTCGTATGACATCTGCGACCTATCAACAATTATTATTACAAATGCGAAGTATGAATCCATCTATTACGCAGGTTCTCTTACCTTATTATGTTCCTCTACAAATACGGAATTTTGAAAATACACTTCTTTCCTATGATTTTGATTCTTATGGTAATAAAATCCCAAAACGTACATCTAATAAAGGAGAGATTAGTCAAACCACACTTTCCAGTTGTAATGATGAATTTAAAAATCGTGTGGAATGGTTTACAAAGCCACCTTATCGGCATACTAAAACAATTAAATCATTTAATTCCGAAAAATGTCCTTATTATAAAACAACTGAATATAAATGTATCCCTTTTAATCAATTACATGATTTATCTGGTGTCGATCAGGATGCGTATGTGATACCAGGTAATTCAACATTACAGAATATAATAGATAAAAACAAATCTTCTACCTCTGAAGCATCGGCAGTATCTGTTTCAATGGCTACGGATGACATCATCGTCTATTCCACGACAGCAGTCTGTGGCATTGTAGGCGCCTATGTTCTCTACCGTCTTGGAATGAAATTAAATGAGATCGCCTAAATAGGAAAGATGTTAGAACTGTATATTCTATTCATCAGTAGTATTATATTACTACTAGTAATATATTATCATACCTTTGATAATGGTAAAGTAGAATCATTTGAAAATCCTAAATATTATTTATCAGCTTGTCCAAGTGGATTTAAAATGAATTATAATTCAGATGGAGATACGATATGTTATATTGAGCAACATCTGAACATTCCTGCCTATTTATTAAAATACCAAAAAAATGGTAATCAATGTGTTCTTAATGGTAAAGGGACACCCGATACTCCAAATTGTGTTGACTATATTTTGAAATATTATAAGAAACAGAGCATTGAATTTTGTAGTCCATCGCTTCCTTCTTATTTTGAAGATCAATCGAAAAAGACCAAAGGATGTACGCGTGGTGAATTAAATGAATTGCTGAATGGACCTCGTATGGAATCACAGCCAACATGTATTATTTATCCGAATGATGAAGATAATCAATATAACATAAATAGTTGTATGAATCAGAAAGAATTAGAAGAGTATCCTTGCTTTGGTTCCAATTGTACCAAACAACTCGTACAATATCAAAGACACGCCCCCCTCTTACTCGTTATTAATTTTACAGACAGCAAGGGACTTCCTCATACTGCCTATAGCAAGAAATCACTTGTACGTTACTTAGATGCAGTATGGGGCGGTTGGGAACAATATATTCCAATCGATAAAATTCTTTGGAATGCTGATGTGGCAAAGAAATATTTTATTGATAAGACTCTCACAAAAGACGATATTGATATTTAATATACCATTATTTATTATTTTTATATCATGTTATTCATGACGTAAAAATAGTAAGAAATCGTAAGAAATTAAAATGAGGAATCACCCATGGTTTCAACTCCACGTACATGTCCAAATCCTAATTGCTCAAATAATTCATCCGAAGCAGATCCTGATTCTGGTGCTCCTCTGTTAAGTGGATAAATGGTGGCTAATACTGCCTTTTCATTAATTGTAGGCGCAACGGGTTCAAAGTTGGTAATGTCGCATGTGTCATCTTGTGGAATGGCAGATGTCTCGGTATGAATCGGTTTATCAAATTCATTAACAGGTACCGTGCGTTGTGGTTTACCTTCTTCCTCTACAGTGGCACGTTCCGAACGAGAAAAATCCATGAGATCAATCTTTTTTGCTGCGATCTTCACTTTTCGACGATTTCTCTCCAAATACAATAACGAAAATGCCATGAGTCCCATAATACCTACCGTAGGTCCCATACTGATAAGATATAATAGTAGTAAAATGGCTGCAATGCGGGCAATGATACTATCCAGTAATAGTAACAACGGGGTAGGGAAAAAAGGAGACAATAGAATAATGATTGCAAATACAATAAAATAGGTTACTTCTACCTGATTCATCCTTCTATTTAGTAACTATCATTTGAAATAAATCTTTTATTTATTTTCTTATTTTATTCCTATTTTATTCCTATTTTATTCTTGTTTTTATCATAAAATTGACCTAAACTGTTGTTATGATAATAAGATAGCAAGATGGCATCCGCATCAAATAGCACTGTGTCCATCAATGATCTCAATCGTGTGCTTACATCAAAGGGATATGCCATCAAAAAATCATTCCTTAGCCCTGCACAAATACAAGACATTCGTTCTCAATTAACCATGTCACCTAAGGTGCTTGATAAATTCCAAAATAGCAATATAAATTTTCCCATTTATTATGAATCCAAAACACGCTTCTATGTTCCACGTCATTGGGGGAAGATACACTTTGGAGAACCGGAAGTAAATATCGTATCAGAAGGTCTGCCTCTTTCGGATTCCATTACCTTTCGTACCACATTTCCACCTCACGATTTTCAACGAGACATTATGACAACCTTTATAGAGAAAGGAGCAAATGGATTAATTTGTGTACCATGCGGTTATGGTAAAACATTTATGGCGCTTCATCTAGCTGTCCAACTCAAACGACGCTTCTTGATTGTAGTTGATAAGGAATTCTTAATGAATCAATGGAAAGCAGAAATCGAACAATTTATTAATGGCGCCCATGTTGGTATTCTTCAAGGTTCCACATGTCAAGTGGGAAATCATATTATAGCAAATAAAGAATATACTGTGGCGGAATTAAAACAAATGGCTAGAAATGCGTCGTTGAAAGTGGGAGGCAGTCGTGAGCAACTTCTGGAGCGATTGGAGGAGGCGGGTATTACAACGACACCTGAACAGCGTTCGGTTCAGTATGATGTGACGATTTGTATGATTCAGACGATTTGTCGACAGGAATTTCCAGACGGATTCTTTGATGATTATGGATTTACGATTTTCGACGAGTGTCATCATTTGGGCGCTGCCTATTTCTCTCAAGCGTTACTCAAAATTCAGACGAAATATATGTTGGGACTCTCTGCTACTCCTGATCGTGAAGATGGATTATCCTGCATCTTTGAATACTATTTGGGAGATGCTGTCTATAAAAAGACACAGAGAGAACCAGATAAAGAAGCAGTGGTGAAAGCAATATGGTATGATTCAGAAGACCCTGCGTATCAAGAGATTCCCGTGAATTGGAGAGGCGAACCTGTTACTGCAAAACTATTGAATCAAGTGGCGGATTGTGAAGAACGCAATCGTATGATTATGAAACATCTCAATGAATATGCGAGCGACCCTCACCGATTTATTCTTCTTCTCAGTGACCGCATTTCACAATTGGAATGGTTTGAGAAAGCATTAGAGGAAGAGAAGAAATATAAATATGGATATTATGTGGGAGGAATGAAACAGAGTCTTTTGGATGAGAATGCGGAGAAATGCCAAATCTTGCTTGCTACATATCAAATGGCATCGGAGGCATTTTCCGTGAAAAAACTCAACACGGTATTTCTGTTGACACCGAGAAAGCGAGTGGAACAATCAACAGGGCGTATCTTCCGACAACGTGTGGAAGAACGAAAAGTAGCTCCTCACATCATTGACATTATTGATTCACATGAATGTCATAAACGTAGATGGTTTATTCGTCAGAAATTCTATAAAGAGTGTGAATACACGATTCAACACATCAATAAACCCAAAAAAGTAGTGGGAAATGTTCAACCCAATGAGCATGGGTCCTTATTTAAATTGTCATAATAGAATGGCGCACGAACAATGGAGGGAGGTTACAATTCACTATATTGGATCGAAAAACCCTACAAAGGGTGTTCAAGAGTACCTCGTAAGTAGAACTACAACGATGCCCTTAACATTTCAATTTACAAGGCATGCCACCTCATGTTATAATATTGAGATGTATAAACCAGATACTTCACCATGGTACTCTTTACCCGATGGAATACCATCATTAGCTTCATCTGGAATTACTAGTACGATTGGATTAACAAATGACTATCATACAACAAATCGGTTCAAATCATCTATTGTATGTGTATCCAATTTAATACGAACATGGATGACAGCTATATTATTATATACGTTTCCTAATCATAAATCAATCACACTTCGCATTTGTCCTCATTTAAGAGAAATTGGACGTATAGGAAATGATCCCCAATCATTGATTCGTTCTCTTCCTACATTTCTAATGTTTTTAGAAAAAATAAAACGACATGATTATTATCATGGATTGCGTGAGATTATTTTATTACTACCTACTGTAAATAAATCAAATATAAATAAAAAGATCGTATGGGTAGAACTAATCATAACAATTCCTACAGATAAAACAAAACCAGTACAGAATGATCCATTATTTTGTACGATCAATGATCCATTATTAGAAAAAGGATATACAGACGAAGGGAATATTACGGATTTTATGACATGGTATCATACATTATTTCCAGAAGAGCAAGAAATGGTACATGTTGTTGCACATAATGGTATTATGAGAAAATATGTTGATAAAATATGTAAAGGGTATTCATATAAGGGTGTTCCATTTTATATAGATAAATATATCATGAATGGTACAAAAATCCGTAATCAAAATTGTTGGTCATTTAGGACTCCTTATAAAAATGTAAAGGAAAATATAGTAATAGAAAGTATACAACCTGGTTATCCAAATCCAGGAAAAGGAGAAGAAATAAAGGATGCACAGGCAGCAGAAAGAGCGAAAAATAGTACACGTCTCTGTCTTGAAACGGTAAAACCGATTATATGTCCTACACGAGGAGGTCGTCAAACCAAAAAGCGTAGAATATATCGTAGAAAATCAATCAATGCTCTGTCCTTGTCCCGTTAGGGCAGCATGTTCAGACATCAGTCTAAAGTATAACATCATCCTATTTTTAGTAATGTCATTGGGATTTATTATCATTCGTCATGTAAATAGTAAAATATCGGATTATTATTGGAAAGAGTGTTATATCAGCATTCGTCGATTTTATAGCCATCCCATTCTGATCATCGATGATTCCAGTAATCCCACCTATCTACATGAAAATATCAATCTTGTGAATTGTACTGTGATTTATGATAAAGAACATAAAGGAGTAGGAGAATTTTTAGCCTATTACTATTTTCATCTATTGAAACCATTTGACACGGCGGTCATTTTACATGATAGTATGTTTATTCAGTCGCCGATTTCATTTGATCTACGAGAGGAACCAGCACGGTTCCTATGGACGATCCCGCATCATTTTGATGATGATATTCGTACACAGATTCATTCGCTTATCCAGGCACTTCCTGAAAGTGAATCATTATTAGAATTATATGAAGATAAAAATAAATGGAATGGAACATTTGGAGTGACGATGGTTGTTACGTGGGAGAGTCTTCATGCCATCAATAATAGATATTCTATTTTTGAACATGTATTGGATAAAATTGTGAATAGAGACATTCGTAGTGCGATGGAAAGAGTAATGGGTCTTCTTTTTTCCCATCATTTTTCTATGTCTTTTTCTTCACATTATGGTATGATTCATGATTATATCAAATGGGGGATCACCTTTACGGATTATCTCATAAATGATTATCGTTCTTATCCTATTATGAAAGTATGGACGGGACGTTAATATAAGGACGGGATAGGTCTACAGAATTTTTAATATATTCCAGTAATAATATGAATTCAATTGTAACGATTAACCCCGTACAATCGTTTCAGTACCTGTATAACACTGTTATGTTTACAAAATCAAAGGATAAAGTGGATATGATCTTGGAACCGTTGCAATCGATGATCCAATTGGCACTGTTGAGTATTTGTCCCATTGGAACGAAATTGCATATCCAAGAAAACATATTATATCTTCAAACACCGAATCTGATTCAGCCGATTACAAGATGGTATCATTCTGACAAAAAGGACGATCTCTATTTTCTCTATTCGGTCATTAAACGATTTATTAAATGGTATCATCCTACGAACAACAAGAAGAGTCCTCTCTCATTGGAGCTCTATCAATTGATTTCGTCAATGGGTATGGAGGGATTGTCAACGCTTTATAAGACGTATCGCTCATGTGATTCTAATACGGTTATTCACGTGATTCAAATGTATAGAAATCTATTAGAATTTAATAGTGATAAAATTTTAATGGATGAATTTTTAGTGGATGAGACTCATAAAATTAACATTGATGAAGTATTTGAGCATATCATTGTCATTTATGATAAAACGATTCTTCAGGTGATACTTCATTCGTTATTATTAATACGTCAGGAGGAAATTGCTGAAAATCAGCATAGTATGATTTCTGGATTACATATGATGTTACATACCTATCACAAAAAGATCACGGAATGGATTAAATTAAATTTGGTATTATAAGAATGAATACGAAGCGGTATGTTGCAACGGCGGAGGACAAAATGGCATTACGGAAATACAAGGCGGGGAAATCAATTGGGTTTACAAGGGTTGCCTCATTAAAAGCGAAGGGATTATTACCTCGATCTTCAGGAATATATATTCTTGGACCCAAATATTCGGGAACGGGCAAGGAACGCATCGTTCGTCGTACACGCAGAGTTAAGGATAAATATATTTAGTAATTTTATTAATATAGTAAGATTGTGGTTTGTATTCTCGTACATAGTCGGCAATGCTTTTTTGTGGATCGTATTCTTTTGAAATCCGAATATTATAATACGACGTCGGACTATCATAAATAATAATATTCACGTGATTATTTCCAACAAAGGAATGAGGAACAGGACTTGCGGTAGGGGAATAAAATGGATTAAAATACAATTGATAGGTTTTATCATGACGTCTGGGGAAATCAAGGATACGTAGACGAAAGGGTACAAAGATTTCGATGGGAAAGCGACTCGTTTCTTTGCAAAGAGTCAGATAGGCGACACGATCTTTGTAGGAGAGAAATTGTTTGATGACATGTAATAGATCATGAGGTAAAGTAAGAAATGTATTCATATGACATAAATTGTATTCTATGTTATATCAATCATTTAAATATTATTTGCGACAATTTATTTGCGACAATGATGAGTGTGACGGCGAGTGTGACGACGAGACGAACGACGAGAACGCTTATGATGCCTCTTTTTGCGAGATCCACCAAATTTAACAGGTAATAGATTATTAGAATTATCAAAATCCCGACGAGTTGTGATCTGACTCATAGTAAGAGGAGTAACGGGTCCAGCAGCATATGCCACAGGAGATCCACCTTTACTACGTGAACGACGCTGCTGCTTCTGATTCTTCTGAGTGCGACGACCTCCGCCCGTCTTAATGCACGCTGGATTGAAGGCACGAGCATCATATGGGGTATTCAACATTAATGCAGGGACAGGACTGGGTGCGCGAAATGTCTCAAACGCATGACCATATCCTGCGGTAGGAGCATAATATCTCATGGAATCCGCCGCACCCACTTGAACGACTGGAAAGTTGGCAGCAGAATAACCTGAACCACCTTCTACAGGGGAACCCGACATGTTTGCATTACTACCACCACGCATTGTAACATAAGGTGGTGTCAGAGGTGCTGTCGTGAGTCCTTGAACATTGCCAGGATTAGGGTTGAGAGGATTATAGGTGCCTGCTTCACATGGAATACGACCAAATGGAGCGGGAGATGTACCTACACCATTTTCAGGATTCAATGGACCCATTCCTGGAAAGAATCCGTAACGTCCACCTGACTGTTTTTGCAGAGCGGGTGGAACAACTTGACTAGAACCTCCAGGCATATGAGCACCAGAAGGAACAATGCCACCTGGTTGAACGGCGATTACGGGTTGTTGAGAAGGGTGTGCGATGGAACCACCTCCACCAGATGGATCAGGAAAAGATGTTGGAGGTGCTGTGATGGAGCTGTACACGGGACGACCAGTATATTCATCAAGAGATGCCATGGGTGGCATGGAAGCGCCACCTCGCTTTCTTCCACGCTTTCCACCACGCAGACCGGGTAGACCACCTCTCACAGACATATCTGTACCAGAAGGGATCCATCCCGTTCGATGTGACATGGGATTTCCAGTACAATCCTTTAAGGGGCTAAAATCAGTCTGGGGTCCAGAATAGGAATTATGTACTAAATTGCCAGGGGCACCCTTGATCCAATCAGGACCATCCATGTATCCAGCACCTCGGACACGATGACTACGTCGGGACGATTTTTTTGTATGGCGTGCCATTCTATTAGGATAGAAGTTATAAATATTATGAACGCATATGATGAAAGAATGCCTCTGTCGTAATGGGGGTTTCTTGTGGCAAGACTCGTATGATCTGATACTTCTGAAACGCATTATTCCATTCCACCTCTACAGGAATTCCTTCTGTTCTTCGGACAACAACTCCATTTGTTTTATCCGAAAAAATACCACGTAGTTCAAGAGATATTTGAAGAGTCGGAATGGACGCCATTCCCAATGAATTTCCCTCCTGTGACAATAACGAATAGGTATCAGGAAGAATCATCTTCGCATAAGGGACACAGTAGGCACAGAGTAATTGTGCCATTTCCTTGCTCCGCTTCAAAATAGGGGCGATAAACTCTACCGCACGATGCTCTGGAACCGTGATGATATCTCTCCAATACCATCGCGCCTGCCGAGCATGGTCTGGTTGAATGATCCAATAAATAGCAGGATTGTAATGAAGATGCCAATCGCTGAGGGCAATGGGTTGAACTAGACGGGGCTGAAAAGCAAGAAGCGGTTGGTCGGGTGGGAGAGAATTCCAGAAATCGAGCAATGTAACCCAACGCTCCGAAAAGACATAATTCGACCACATATCCTTACCCTGGTATACGAGTACATCCTCCATTTGGAGCAAGGATTCGCCAGCAAGAATATTAGCAAGACATACTGTGGCACCCTTCTGACAAAACGTAGGAGGAAGCAACCAACGAAAGGTCATTCCCTCTTGACGCTCAGGATACCAGATACATGGCGCAAATCCATCCATAAAAATAAGATAGCCGACAGGACGCTTATCAAACTTCGGCCACATCCATACCGTACCGGATTGAAAGGTCGGTTTGGCACGGTGAAATGGCATATGAATTTCTACACGGTCTTTCAGAAAGGGATGTGTCTTATATAGAGATTCAATAGCCAAGATATGTTCATTATCTAGGCGATGGAATCGTGCCACTTTCTTCTTCTCAAATTGGGGAGTTGTACTGTGAATGGACTGATTCATGGTTATCTAGTAGTAGAATACGTCTATTCTTTAGGCTTTTTATTATTTATGATTTTTATGATTTTTATGGATGTATGAAACATGTTACTCCCGGTTTTAGATCAAATGTCGTATAAAATATTATTTAGTAGTATAATGGCTCCCGCAAACAAGACGCGTAAGAACATGAAATTGCCCAAGCACATTGGCACGATGCACGGTTTGAATGAATGGCACGAATCACTACACGAGAAGCTTGGCTGGATGGTTCTTGCCAAGGCAAAGGGCTATACAAAGAAGATTCAACTGTATAAGGAGTCATTACAGCACTTTTTAGACACTGTAACTCATGTTTCCAGTGAGTATAAGAATAGCGACAAAAAGCACGACCTTAACGTTTTGAAGATGAATGTTGAATGCCTACGTGCTTTCGTCATGAAACATCTCTAATTGCCCACCAGTTTAATAACAAACACAATGTCGTCATAACGACCCTTCTTCTCTCTCAAATCATACACTTCAATAAAAGGTTTCAATGCATCTGGCGTATGGCTTCGTAACACATCAATCCAATCCATGCTCTGAACGTCCTCTATGACCAAGATGCCATCTGGTTTCAATACGCGGGAATACATCGTCAAAAATGTCACCATCGATTCTAATGTATGCGGACCATCGTCCACTACAATGTCAAATTGAACAGGCTTATCAAGAAAAAGCCGTTTGAAAACATAGGGATCATATGCATTGATTGCGGCATAAATGTGAATCCGTGGCTGATGTAACAGTTCTGTCCACACATCCGTCATCGGAATGACATCCAGCGCGTAGATCTGAGCCTTCGTGAAATATTTCTCCCACATCGCGATGCTCCCACCATTATGGGGTGGATATCCAATACCGACTTCTAAGACATGGGTCGCGGTTTCCTTCTTTCCTTGAAAGAGTGAGTCATACAAATCAAGATACGAGTGTATCGTATTTTTATCAGTATATTTGTTGTCACAATAATCAGACAACATCCTTTCATAAACATAGAACAATTTACTTTAAGTTTACATCATTCTTTACAACTTTTATTTACGTTGATGATGGGTGTTACGCTTACGATGAGTGTGTTTCTTACGATAATTGCGTTGCTTACGATGAGTGTGTTTCTTACGATAATTGCGTTGCTTACGATGATGTTGACGACGTGTGTTGCGTCTTCCGCCAGCTGCTTTCATTTTTTGCTGTTTGATTTCTGTTATCCAAGATTCGGCGTCCTCTTTGCTACTGGCTTTTAATTCATATTCTTCACGCTTTTCAGGTTCTCTAAATGTGAGATAAAAAGTAGTATGAGAATCATTTTTCTTATATTCATTTGGAGAGTATTGAACGTATATGTCCTTTAGCATAATTGTACCTTTTTCTTCATTGGAATTTGGAGCATCTTTATAAGTGAGTCTATCAGAATATAAGGTAAAGTATCTTCTATCCCACGGATTGAATCGGAAAATGCTTGGACTCTTCTTATCTAAGTATCCTTCCTTTACTTTTGCCAATTTCTCTTTTTCCTCTACAACATTTACTGGGGGTGAATCCAATGCTGAGTTTTGAGATATTTTTTCATATTGACTGGCGACTTGGGTAGATTGAGGAATCGATGGACGTGGACTTTTAGGAAGCGGTGGAGGTGAAAGTCTGGCGGGTGGAGGAACTGGTGGCAGGAATGACCGATTTGGCATTGGTGGAGCTGGACCCAATACTGGTTTCTTATTAGCTTTCTTAGTGTTCTTCATGTTCTTCGTGATTGTTTCGTAATAGTTACGCAATCTAGCCACATTGCCACCACGGATATGTACCATTTCTCTACTTAATCCTCATACAATTGAAAGCCAATATGTAGAAAAGTTAGATATAGAACGTATAGTCAAGTATTCATTTACACACACGAATCTAAAAAGCAGAAAAAGACGCATCATTAAATGTATCATTTGCAAAGATGCCAGGCATAAATTCACCGCCACCTTGAATCAATTCCTGTTGATACTGCTGCGAATTATCATTATTGACTTGGAGATTCTGACTAGCTATACCTGATTGAACGGCAATTGTAGTATTATTGTTAGTAGGGGCAGGACGGAAGGAGCGCTCGGGGTGACGTAGATGCTCTGGAATGTCGGAGCTGTCTTCTTTTTCATAATAGGGATCTTTGGGAGCAGGATCGCCGTAGACAACTTTTTCACCATTGGGTGCTTCTTGATTGGGAGGATTGGGGCCGGAAGACGTAATGGTTCGCTCAGGATAAATGGGCGCCTGACGAATTTCAATAGAAGCAGGGGCTGGAATTGAAAAAGCCTCCGCAGCAAAGGAAACATGGGGCGCATCAAAAATCTTATCACGGATTAAAAAATAGACAGCAAAACCGATGAGTAGCAGCAGCGTAAGGGATAGGTATGGATTCATTTCCTCTTTTTGGTCTCTTGAAAATCATATGTGTCTTTGAACATCATGCCGAAATCCTCTTTTTTTGATACGGTTGTTGTCGTAGCGGTTGATGTGGATGCTGACGATGCTGTCGATATTGTTGATGTTGTTGACTGGGTCTGCTATAAATAGGTAAAGATGGTTGAACAGACGATACATTGCCAGCCGATAAATTGCTAGCTGATAAATTGCCAGCTGATACATTGCCAGCTGATAAATTGATAAGGCATGGTTCGTAGGTGTCTACAATAATTGGCTTCGTAATACATGGCTTTGCAACCATCTTTACCGATGCAGTAATAGGCTGTCCTGTCTTCAACGGATCTGTGACCGTGCCCCGTTGAAAACGGGGCAGTATGATCTGTCTTTCAGACAGAGTGACCCATTCTTGAATACGTTCCCACTCTGCCTCCTTGTCATCCACCTCACGATACGTAGTAAATCTCATCCAATCACCTAATTGTTCCAAGCGTCCCAAAATATCCTCTTTAAGAAGAGCATAGGGAACCGATACACTCTCCAATAGATAAGAACCCACCCAATTTGTAGGCATCCATTTGATATCATACATCCATCCATGATTAGAAAGAGACTGTTGATTCAAATACATTGCGCTCTTAGAATAGGTAGGATGTTCTTCTAAAAACCAATCTGAACCCGAATAATAGGATAGGATAGACGCAGCACTAGTCGTAATAAGAGGCGAAGTCGCCTTCCACATAAAAATAGATGGCATGATATACTATATCATAGTTGTCGTATGTTATTTAGATTCGTATTGTCCATTCAACATCATACAAAATCGTGATTTCAAAATCAAAAAATAGTACAAAATGATTTCAAAAATAGTACAAAATGATTTCAAAATGATTTCAAAATGGTACGAAGCGATTTTCTAAAAATGATTTCAAAATGATTTCAAAATGATTTCAAAAATAGTTCAAAATGATTTCAAAAATAGTACAAAATGATTTCAAAATGATTTCAAAATGATTTCAAAAAATGGTATACAATGATTTTAAAATGATTTCAAAATGGTACGAAGCGATTTTCTAAAAATGATACGAAGCGATTTTCTAAAAATTTGACGGTGACTTCATCCAACATGGAAGATAGAAACTACCGAATATGCCAACTCTTTCCACGGTACTCCTCTCCACGAAAGGTGAATGTCGTAAAATTAATCTTCCATTATCACCGAATGGCACCCTTACTATGGATGCTATTCAAAAATATGTGAAAAAGAAGGAGCAACCTGAAATGGTGGGTCACTATGAATATGATAGTAAGGTCTTCTTTCTGTTCGGTTATAAAAAAGGTAAAAAAGGAACGGAGAATAAGGTGGAACTCCCTCCGCCCTATTCAGAAACACCGCTTTATGGTGATATTATTATTGTTGCGTCACTTGGTCGCTCATGGGAAAATCCGATCCCATGCACGGTGGACCAATGGAATGCATTCTACCAGCAAGAGGAAGAAGACGAAAAAGAGGATTCAGAAGATGAACTCTCAGAGGATGAAAAAGAGGATGATAAATCAGTAAAGGATGCGTTTGAAGATAGTGATACGGAAAAAGAATCTATTCCAGACAAGGAAGAAATCGATGAAGTAGAAGAAGAAGTGCCTGTGGCAATCAAGCGACGTCGTGCACCTGTTTATACAAAAGTCGATACAGCTGCTCTCAAAGAAGAAATCTCCATCGAATCTCTACCCGAATCAAATCCGATACGACTCTCTTGTCTCAAGAATTTATCCTTTCTAGAGACGAAGTTTACAACAGATGACATTCGTTCTTTGGAAAAATCCATCTTTGAATCATCCTATCAGTTTGCCCAGCGTCAATATATTGCACGAAATTGGAAATCATCAGGATTCTGTGAAGTCTATCGTCAAATGGTACGGTCTGTTGTGAGCAACATTCATCCACAAAGTCCTGTTCAAAATACACGACTCCTAA